CCCTTTTTGACATTTGCCTTTACCGGACGGAACTGCTTGTTGAGTTTGTAGATATTTTATCTCTCTCAATCAAGGTCAACAGTTCTGTCCCTCGCGATCACACGCACGGAAAGATCCCCGAGATTCCTGGTTCCAGGAAGAGGTGCAATGGCAGCATATTGCGCGGAAAATTTGAGATCCTCCATTGACAGTGGCTTTGGTAAGCCCTGCTTTGGCGGTGTCCATAATTTCGCGTTATGCTTAATTGCATTTGCTGCTTTGGCTCCCGTCGCGCCTTCAAAGAGGTCCGTTAGCAAAACATTGTTATCGAATAGTAGGTTGATGCATTGCATCCCCATTATTAGGTTATATTGTTCTGTTAGCGGTCCCTTGTTGGCGAGATAAGTAGCTTCCGGCATTCTCTTTTCTGCGATTTGCCAGGTCTTCCAATTGGCTTCTTGATGTGCTAGTGAGATCGGTCTTGTCTGTTTCCAGTTTAGGATAATCCGTCGTGCTAGACGTAAGTCTAGCTCGGAGGGTTGTCCCCAACTGCCAATAGGCAAGCCGATTCCACCTAGCCATTCAGGAATGAACCATGGAAGTCTTGTCTTATCCAGAATCTCTCGGTGTTCTCTGATGAATAGGCGCATTGCGATTTCGTGCAGCTCTTCGGGAGCAAGTCGTATGAGCTCTTTAGCTCTGATTCCTAAGTTATCACGTGAGTTATCTTGGTCGTTGAGACCTACTGACCCCTGGCTCCTTTTTAGGCCAGTGATCAAACCCATGTTGACATACTTAGTTTGCACTAGTTGTGTGCTACGACTTACTCTGGTCCCGTCCTTTCTGGTGTCTTCTAGTATCTTTTCCTCGTGATTCCTTGTGAAACTTGTTGAGTTTATATCTATAAACTCCCTTGTTACATAAGTCTTGCCGAGTGATTCTACTAGACCCCCAAAGGCCGTGATTCGCTTCCAAAACTTGTATACCGTTGTTTTGCATCGCATACCAACATCGTCTCCGTTGATCATGAGTTTGGCGTTCTTAAGATGAATAATCTTTTTTTCTGCCAACTCCATTGACCAGCGAGACATTGCTGCGTTTGCTATACATAACACGGGAAAACTCGTTATGGAACCCATGAGCTGCCCTCTCTGCTGCGGTTTTGAATTTTCATAGATGTGCCCTGTTAGGCTTTGCCTAAAGATGACTCTCTCTATGTCACTGAGGTCCAACATTTCGCTTATTTTTTCTGCGATTGCTTCGGATACCCATGACTCAAGATTGTCTGTCGCCGCTTCGTAGTCGCCTGATAGGTAGATTTCGTCATCCTTCAACTCTCTCCCCATTTGATTGAGGACATAGAGCTCGGATACCGGTTCTCCTATTAGTGTGAATACTTTGTGGCGCTTTAGTACACTATGCATCTTCTTCTGCAGTGGTTTGAGGACTGTTTGTCGGATAGGTGGTCCCTTTGTGATGACCCTTATTTTCAGGGCTTCTGCAAGAGCTACTGGTTTTACTGTCGGTGTTTCATCGATAGCTTTAATCAGCATTCTCTGCCATAGAAGCGTAAATTTTTCCTGTAGTAAGGTGTCGTCATAGATGGCCCTTGTCCTTAACAGTTCTGGCGCGTGCGTCTCTTCTTCTTCCGTTTTTGTCTCTACCTTTAACCAACCACCATATCTTCTCAGATCTTTCATTAGATCGGGGTCGTGGAGTATGCTTCCCACGGCTCCCGCGTTTGTGCGAGAGTTGATATAGTTGGCGGATGTGCTAGGGAAGAAGGCTTTATATCGATCCTGAGCTGTGTACTTCTCGTCGAAGAACAATTCGTGGACGGTTCTCTTCAACTGACTTATCATAGTCTGTTTGTTGAGTATAACCTCTACTTTTGTATCGTCGTATGAGTCGGCATCAGCCCAGGTATCTGGTATTAGGCCCTCTTTTTGTGGGATTGTGGGAGTTGTCATTTTTTCTATGTGTTGTTTCTCAGCTTCTTTAAGCATCTTACTGTCTGGTCTTGGCATTCCTTTTTTTGCCTGTTTGACCGACTGTAAGAAGCCCTCAAAGTTGGGTTTCGATCGTATGATTCTGACAAATCCCCTTCCAGCACCTCCAATGAGGTAACCTGCATGGTCTTCGGTTTGAAAAGGTTTCTTGGGCAGCGTGAGTCCATGGTGGTAACTGTAGAAAGCAGCGATTTTGTATTTCGCGACTTTCATCCAGTTTCCACCGGCTTCTTGGGTTAGTTTTTCCCAGTGGAGTTGTGTGGGCTCGTGCCGTTCGGTGCCTTTAAAGCCGTAAAGCATAAAGACAGTTTGCAGGGTTTCGAGACAGCGTGTGATGTTCGTCTTGACAGTTGATGTCAAGGGAGGCGTTCCAAC